CGAGTTACTGCTGTAACTACTGGTTCAACTGGTACTGGCTCAATGAGTAGCTGGATAATTAAAGAGGGTAACGGAACTGAAACAGCAACGGTAACGGATGGAGAAACAGTTACTATTGAAGACGGAACTGGTATTGAGTCAGAGCTTACATCAACGTCAAGCGGTGGTACAATTACAATTACAAACACAGATAGAGGTTCAAGTCAAAATATATTTAAAAACTTTGCGGTATCGGGACAATCAACAGTAGTTGCAGACAGTAATAACGACACGCTGACACTGGTAGCAGGTAGCAATGTTTCTATTACAACCAACGCTACTAATGATTCTATTACGATAAATGCAACTGACACCAACACGAATAATTACGTTAGTTCTACTAGTTTTAATACCACAAACGGAGTATTAACCTTAAATAGAAGTGGCCTTAGCTCGCTTACAGTAGACTTAGACGGAAGATATCTAACCGGAAACCAAACTATAACGCTTACGGGTGACGTTACAGGTAGCGGAACAACAAGTATATCAACTAATGTTTCGGCAGATGTTATAGGCGCTAGTGAATTAAAGGTAACTGGAAATGGTACAACATCTCAATTCTTAAGATCAGACGGAGATGGAACGTTTAGCTGGGCAACTCCAACCGACACCAACACGAATAACTATGTTACGTCTGCCTCTTTCAATACAGGCGATGGAGTTCTGACACTAAACAGAAGCGGCCTTGGCGCTGTAACTGTGGATCTCGACGGTAGATATTTAACTAGCTACACTGAAACAGACACATTGTCAAGTGTAGTTGCAAGAGGTAGCTCTACAACTAGTAGAATAACCACAGGTGGTTTAACCGCAACTTCAGACATAAGGGGTAATGGACAACAGCTGGTATTAAATGCCGGCGAAAGTGCTGCTTATGCTACTGGGCAAACCGCTGAGCATGTATATCTTAACGCAGAAGGTGGGGTTCAAATTGTTTCTTCGCCTGATAACTGGTCAAGCGGATGGGCAGGTAGAAAAACAGCAGTAATAAATGACACAAATGGTAATTCTCTCCTTCCTGGAAGTCTTACCACGACTGGTGACATTGAAGTAGATGGTGGCGATATATATATAAACGACACCAACACAAGAATAACAGAGGGGGGTAGCAATTCTATTAGATTACAAACAGATAGTGGGTATGTTGATGTAGGACCACAAAATACATCATATACTCACTTCCAGACAGATAGAGCTTCATTTTATTTTAATAAAGAAGTACAAGTTGACACAGGTGTTATAAGATCTCATAATGAAGATTTAAATCTTAACAGAGCAGGGTCATCAACAGCTAGGCTTAGAATAACATCGGGAGCAACCTTTTCTGACCAGCTGACAACCTTTAATGCCCCAATAAGAATAGGTGCAGACTCTAGCTCAAATGAATTAGATGACTACGAAGAAGGTACTTATAATATATCTTGGTATCACGGCACTACTAGCTATGCCGCTAACACAACAAATTTTGGAAGCCAAGTTTTAAATGAATGTAAATACGTTAAAATAGGTAGAGTTGTACATATATTTATAAGGTTTAAGTTTAATGCGCACCCGTCAGCTTGGTCTACCTCGTCTACAGGTGTTTGGCTTAATAACTTGCCGTTTACACCAATTCAGGGCACAGTAGGTGGTAACTTTAGTTTTAAATGGAACGCCGAGTTGAGTAGTACAGAACAAGTGCTTTGGTATGGAGGCGGTGGGCATTTTGGACAATCTTATAGCCTATCCTCAGATTTAATACAATTGTCTCCACAGGGAAGATATATTAGTGGTTACTACAGCTATTGGGGCAACATCCAGTCCTTATTGGCAAATGACTTCCCGGGCAATGATCCTAGTGGTAATAATAATATGATTGGTCAAATAACATATTACACAAACAGTTAAAATTTAAAACAATGAGTTTAACAAAAGAATATTTAATAGATAAGGTAGAATTTGTTGGTGAATGGAAAGTTCTTCAAGTCAGAAACAAAACTGTAATTAAAGATAACGACGTCATTATTTCGGAAAGTTTTGATAGGAATAGCTACTATCCGGGAGATGAGCTGCCAGAAGATTTACAACCCTATGCAGACGGTGTATGGACAGAAACTTTAATTTCTGATTACGCTACTCATTTGCAGGCTTTAGAAGAAAGCACGCAATACCCTGAGCCAGCACAGTAATTTTAGAAAACCAATAAAACAGTTGAAGAGTAAAAATCAGTAAAAACCAGTAATATATAACATATACCCTACTCGGGATAGAGTAAACCAATAATTAATTAAAACCAAAACCTATGACACTATATTATAGAACCTATTCTTGGGGAACAACATCTCCAAAAATAACCGAAGAAGAAGTCCAGTTTTTAAATCATTTAGTTGATAAAAAAAATTGGCGAATTGTACAACTACCAAATGGATATTTTCAAACCGAATACCTTAATCCAAGTAAAGATAACGATTGGGTCGACGTAACGCGAAGAGAGACTATCGAAGGTGCAGAAGCAGCGATTGATGCTTCAGTTGAGCACTACAGCAAAAAGCTCGAATTTGCGAAAGGACCTGTAGTTGTAAAAACTTTCGAGTAAGACATTTGTCTAATTTAATTTAATCTAATTTAATATGTCTGACGCAATAGTTAAGAACTTAAACTTTGGAAGCGATGCGCGCTCTAAGGTTTACGAAGGTATTGAAAAGCTAACAAAAGCCGTTAGCTCCACACTCGGGGCTAGCGGTCTTAGCGTAATACTTGAAAACGATAAAGGTAAACCGGTAATTACAAAAGACGGTGTAACAGTAGCAAACAATATATTTTTGCGAGATCCTGTTGAAAATATGGGCGCAACGCTTTTAAAAGATGCTGCACGAAAAACCGTACAAGAGGCCGGTGATGGAACAACAACCGCAACTGTACTTGCGCATTCAATCCTTAAAAATGCATACAAAGCATTAGAGCAGGATAGCTCAAGAACACTAAAAGAAGGAATTGCAAGTGGTGTTGAAAAAGTAATTGCATATTTAGAAAAGATTGCAATACCGGTTGACGGCGATATGATTGACCAAGTAGCTACTATATCTGCAAATAATGATAAAGAACTTGGTAAGCTTATAAGCGATGCATTTAAGTCCGTAGGTAATACGGGTGTGGTTATTATGCAAACAACAGATGAGCCTGAAACAACAATAGAGGTTGTAGATGGTGTGCAATATGATCAGCCACTTAAATCTAATCACTTTATAACAAACGAAAATATAAATGCTGCAGAGCTGGACAATCCGTATATATTGATATCAGAGTCACCTATACCAAATATACGTAGGATTCAATCCGTATTGGAACATGTTATAAAAAAGAACAAATCATTATTAGTCATTGCAGATGTTGAACCACAAGTGTTGAACACTCTTGCGATGAATAAAATGAAAGGCAACATAAAGGTTAATGTAATTGACTTACCAACTTACGGTATAACGCGTAAGGAAGTCATGCAGGATCTTTCTATGCTAACCGGGGCTAAGATTATTAACGAAGATCTCGGAGACGATATGGACCTCATAGATATTGAAATGCTTGGTACTTGTGTTAAAGCGGTAACTAATACAGAAGAAACTGTTTTGCAAGTTGAAGGTAAATCGGAAGAGGTTGAAGAAAAAATTAAAGCAATACAAGAAGAGCTTGAAAAGCCAATGTTACCCGGTCACAAGATTAGGTATGAAAAAAGGCTAGCAAGATTATCTGCAAAAGTTGCCGTTGTAAAAGTCGGTGCTAATTCAGAAGTTGAGTTAAAAGAAAAGCGTGATAGAGTTGAAGACGCTATATGTGCTACAAAAGCCGCGATTAAAGAAGGTATAGTACCAGGTGGTGGAATAGCCCTTTTAAATGCTGCTCAGAAAATAAAGTCTAGCGGCAAAGGCGAAGAACTACTTTATAAGTCAATTAAAGCGCCTTTCTATACGATACTTAGCAATGCAGGTATTGAAGAATTTGAAGAGCCTACTATTAAAGGCAGAGGGTTAAATGTTGTTACAGGGGGTATGGTGAATATGATTAAATCTGGAATTATCGACCCACTACTTGTTACTAAAAGCGCTCTTCGGAACGCGGCTTCAGTAGCCACAACAATTATATCAACCGATTGTGTAATTAATAATGTTAGAATAGAACAGTTATGAAAGCAGTCGGATTATACTTAATAGTAGAAAAAGAAAAGCAGGGTGCACAAAAAACAGAAGGCGGTCTGCTAATTGCAGAAAATGCCCGTGAAGATATAAGATACGCAAAAGCAAGCGTAATATCAGCGGGCGCCGATATAGTGGGAATAAAGGCTGGCGATGCTATTTATTATGATAGACACGCCGGCCATTCCATTGAATTGGATAATAAAGTATATCACGTAATCAAAGCAGCAGATGTAGTCGTTATATTATGAAACGAATAAAGGCTTCGGATTTGCGTGATTCAAAAGTATTAAAGCATTACCGTATTGTGCGCCGTTGGGCATGCAGAAATTACGGTATAAAAGATGCAGATCTGGAGCTTCTTTTATTTTTAGACTGTCAGGGCTTTTTTAGTAAAACAGATTTTAAACTTGACACATATGCATACAGCTGGGACAATAATAGGTTTTCACGACTTTTAAAAGAAGGCTGGATAGTATTATGGCGAAGAGGCAATAAATCAGATAGTAAAGGCAGTCTATATAAAGTATCTTTAAAAACAACGCAGTTATTAACACGTGTTTATAGAATACTTACAGGCGAGGAAGATATTCCAAGTAGCGCAACACAAAATGTAATTAAAAGTAAAGCGTACACAGACAGAATGCTTCAGGTTGCAATCAAAAGAATAAATAACGATAAAGAATAATAATATGTCTTATAATGGTAAATCGCCAGCGCAAATTAATATAGCTGCTATGTTTGGAGGGGCCGCAAAAGGTAGTCTAAGCCAGGACCAAGTTGCTAAACTTGAAAGAGCTGCTAGTCGGCGTGGTTTTGGTAGTAGAATATCGCAACAATTCTTAGATAAATATCGAGCTAGCCAAGCATCTACAACACCCGCGGCGGCTGCGCCTCAACCACCATCTGTTGTAGCCACAGCAGGGGCTAGCGGTATGTCCGGTAGAATTGAAGGTATTGAATCTAGGCTAGCAGCATTAGAAGGTGGAGGCACTACTGCGGGAGCTGTGCAACCAGCAGAGGTTGCGCCCTCTGAAACCCAGGCACAAGCGGCAGCGTCTCAAATGACGGATGCTAACCAAGCTGCAACCGACGCTTCACTAATTGGTGGATTTGCAAAGCCAATTCCACCGGCAGCTGATCAGGCAACAGCAGCTTCTGAGCAACTTGGTAGTCTTATGGCTTCACCGTTCACAATGCGCCAGCGTTCCAATATGGGGCCATTAACATTTAAAGACCAAACGGGCGATGGAAAAATAACACGAGCAGATGTAATTAAAGCTCGTATAGAAGGATATAAAAAATAAATAATTATGCACGAAAATAGCAAAAAAATAATCAAAGCACCTTCTTTGCAAGGGGCAGTAGGAGAATCAGCTGTGTGGGACGGCCCTTTAGATACTACAGGTTTTCCTATGGGAAAAGGCAGTAGCTCAGGCGCAAACGGTATGCAAATTAAAAAATACCCTTGTAAGTCTTATGACTTAAATCCACCTATTACACAAAGAGCAAAAGGATAATTATGTATGTTCAGCATAACTCACCGTTTACTAAAAAAGGCGATGCTCCATCTAGGAAGAAATCAAAAGGGTATTACGCTAAAGTAAAAAAAGGTGGTGGTACTGGTAAAGATGCTGGTGGCGGTATGACTGAAAAAGGTGTTAAAAAATATCGTAGAGATAACCCAGGCAGTAAGCTATCGACTGCTGTAACAACACCCCCATCAAAGCTTAAAAAAGGAAGTAAAGCGTGGAAACGCAGAAAATCATTTTGTGCAAGATCTAAAGGCTGGAAGTCTGAAAGGGGTAGAGCTGCACGAAGAAAATGGAATTGCTAATATGAAAGATAGAGGGCTTGGTGATACTATAGCGCGTGCTACTAAAGCTACAGGTATAGATAAGTTTGCAGAGCAAGTTGCTAATGGTTTAAATATACCAGGTGGTTGTGGCTGTAAAAAGCGTCAAGCGTATCTTAACAAGGTTGTACCATACGGTAAAAAATAAATTATGGCTTTTAAAATGAAACCCGCTCCATTTAAAATGGATGAAACTCCAGTGTACTATGTGGACATGGAAGAAGGTGTTTTAGGTAAAGCTAATAATAACGGCTCAATAATAGTGGATGAAAATTTATCGCCGTTAGAAGCGAAAAATGTTGTTAAACATGAACGTGTGCATATAGATCAAATGCGTAGAGGCGATCTTGATTACGACGACAAAAATGTATATTGGAAAGGTCGTATAATCCCTAGATCTAGTATTAAAGAAGGTGATAAGAATTTACCTTGGGAAAAAGAAGCTTATAATAAAAGTAAATGAAAACTTCTAAAAAAGGATATTTAAAAAATAGCCCTGATGTTAATAAGCCTTATAATGTTATAGAAGGCAATAAAATAACAATGAAAGGAGTTGAGTTTAAAGTGCTGGGTATTGATAATAATGGCTCAGCTAAAATAATGTACCCTGGTTATGATTATATATTTCCAGGCGCTAAATATGTAACGGAATATCCGTTAAATAAAAAATAAAAAAAATATGTAATAATATTAGTACAGTTTAATTTAAATATAATATTATGAAAAACTTATTTTTAACACTATTATTTAATTTTATTTTAACGTTTTCTTTTGCTCAGAATAAAAATTTTCATGGGCTATGGGAAACGCCTACATCTAAATATATAACATCAATTTACGTAGGAGAAGATGGCGTAAGTAGTGTTGTTAATTATGATGTAATCAGCGGGAAAACAATTAATGAAGAAATTATAGAAATAAAAACAAATTCTTTTACAACTTTTCTGTTTAACCCTGATAATAGCTATTCAGTAAAAATAAAATATATACTGAAAAACAAAGATAATTTAATTCTTAAATTTAGTGGTGATTTGAATAAAAAAATAAAATACACCAGATATAAACTTGATCTTAAAAACAATAAATTAAAAACTTAAAACAATGGCTTACAAACAATCGCCCGCAAATGTATTAAAGGGGCAAATGACAAATAAAGCGGTTGGACTTGCTCACGGCGATTCAATGGCTATGCAAACAGATCCTAAAGATGGAGTGACTGTTACTGCAAAAAAGAAAAGTCCCGATACTAAAGAGGACCTATTAAAATTAATTAAAGCTCAGGGGGAATACGATGTAAACCGCCGTACTCGAGTTGTTCCCGAATTAGCAGAAATAGATTCACTTAAAATGGTAGCATCTGGAAATTACCGAGGCGCTAAAGAAATGTATGGCCCAAAATATGAAGCTAAAACAGGAAGACTTCCTAGCTCTGTTACTAGAGAAAAAAAGAAAGAGCTTTACGAGAAAGCCAGTAAAATTCAAGGGCCCAGACCAAGCTTAAATAATTAAGATGAAAAAACTTTTAAGTCTTTTATCAGGTGGTTTAATTAAAGACGTAGGTAATGTAATTGATAAACTTACAACTACAGACGAAGAAAGATTAGCTGCTAAACAAAAGATTCAAGAGTTATTGGAAAAAGCAGATCAAGACGCACAGACACAGGTGACCGAAAGATGGAAAATGGATATGCAATCAGATTCATTTTTATCTAAAAACATTCGGCCACTTGTGCTGGTGTATCTTACATCTATATTTACTATTCTAGCATTTGCTGATGGGAATGTAGGTGGTTTTGAAGTTGCAGAAGAATATATCCCAATTTTTCAATCATTATTAATAACAGTATACGGTGCGTATTTTGTTGGGCGCACGTGGGAAAAATCAAAGAAATCCAACAATAACAATTAAATTAAATAAAATGTCAAAAATTACAGATGAGCAGTTAGAAAAGTTACATAAACAACAAACTGCATTAAATTCATTACTAAACAAGATTGGTATTACTGAGGCCAATAAGCATGCTCTTTTGCATGAGATGGCCGGTGTAAACAAAGAAATTGAAGAGTTCAAAGTTGAACTTGAAAAAGAATATGGTTCTGTTAATATTAATTTAGAAACAGGCGAATATTCTAAAATCGAAAAAGATGAAGCTGATAAGGAAGATTAGTATTGGGTCAGACTATAAAAATGACGCAATGCATTATTCCGTAGGTCAACAAGTATATGGTGGTCATGAAATATCTGCCATACTGTTTGAAGACGAGGATGCTTCGTACAATATCTATATTAAGAAAAACTCAGAGGTATTGCCATGGAAGAAATTTAACTCTAACATGGCAATTTCCGTTGAGTACGATCTTGAGTACTAATGAAATCATTATACCAATTTATAGTTAAACCAAACGGCGAACGCTACAATAATACTAAAAAGATAGGTGACACTAGCCTGCTACTAAATACAAGTATAGAAAGCTTTCGTCACATAAACAAGGAAGCTATAGTAGTTTCAACTCCAGCTGCTTTTAATACAGGCATAAATGTTGGTGATACCATATTAATACATCACAATATTTTTAGAAGATATTATGATATTAAAGGTAAAGAAAAAAATGGTAGTACATATTTTAAAGATGATATGTATTTTGTTAACCCAGACCAAGTATACGGTTATAAAAAAGATAACGATTGGGTAATGGTTAACAACAGATGCTTTGTAAAACCAATTAAAGAAACAAGCTCATATTCAAACGAAAAAGAGCAAAAGCATATTGGTATATTAAAGTATGGAAATAATGTGCTAGAAGCGCTCCAGATTAACCCAGGAGACTTGGTTGGTTTTACGCCTAAAAGCGAATGGGAGTTTATTATAGACGACGAGCGTCTTTATTGTATGAAATCAAATGATATAGCTATTAAGTATGAACGTAAAGGACACGAAGAGGAATATAATCCGAGCTGGGCAAAAAGCGGTTGATGAGTTGATTCGCGTTGCTGAAGAAAAGATTATAACAAATACCGAAGATGATGTTTCAGCGGATAGACTTAAAAACGCTGCTGCTACTAAAAAGTTAGCGATCTTTGATGCGTTTGAAATACTAACACGCATAGACGAAGAAAGATCATTATTAGAAGGCGAGAATCAAGCAGCTAAAGCTAAATCATTTAAAGGCTTTGCAGAAGGTAGATCAAAATGAATTATACGCAGACATTATTTGAAGTTCTGCCTGATTATATAAGCAAGAAAGTTCTTAATAAAAAGAATAGGTATAAGCAATGGAAATATGGCTACGACAAAGAAAGTGATGTTGTAGTAATAAGTAAAACCGGTGAGATTGGAGATGTGTATAGCATACAAAATCTTAAAATAGCTTTGCCAAAAATATCTGATCCGCATGAATTTAAAAAAGATACGTGGGATCGAATAGATTATCCTAAAGAACTTGAAAAAATAAAAAGTGTATTTGAGTGGAATCAAATGCCTGAATACTTTAAAGAAAAATACTATGACTATATTGACGAAGAGTTTAAACGCCGCGATGAAGGCTTTTCGTTCGTTAACAAAGGTAATCCTACTTATATTACTGGCTCTCATTACATGTACCTGCAGTGGTCTAAAATTGACGTGGGCGCCGCAGATTTCAGGGAATCAAATAGACTTTTCTTTATATTCTGGGAAGCATGTAAAGCCGATCAACGATGTTATGGTATGTGCTACCTCAAAAATAGACGGTCCGGTTTTTCATTCATGGCATCATCAGAACTTGTCAATCAAGCAACGATATCTTCCGACTCACGTTTTGGAATACTATCAAAGTCAGGGGCCGATGCTAAAAAAATGTTTACCGATAAAGTTGTACCCATATCAGTTAACTACCCATTCTTTTTCAAACCAATCCAAGATGGTATGGACAGACCAAAAACAGAATTGGCATACAGGGTACCAGCATCAAAGCTCACGCGGAGAAAGCTTGATCAGGGCCAAGGGCCGGAGGAGCTCGAAGGGCTCGATACAACAATCGACTGGAAGAACACGGGTGACAACTCATATGACGGTGAAAAGCTCAAGTTACTTGCCCACGATGAATCAGGTAAATGGGAGCGTCCGGATAACATTTTAAATAACTGGCGAGTTACAAAAACAACGCTTAGATTAGGTTCTAGAATCGTAGGTAAGTGTATGATGGGCTCGACCTCAAACGCATTAGATAAAGGTGGAGCAAATTTCAAAAAACTATACGAGGATTCAGACGTTACTAA